AATTTTAGAATAATCTTCAGAGTCAATTAAGTTCTTAGCTTTACGACCAAACCTCACGGCTAACTCACCTGTGTGCGTTGCTTGAATGATCTTGAGTTTCGGCTCACGGCCCACCATCCACGCTGGCAATAAGTATGAAGCGAACTCTGACTTCGTGTGCCTTGGTGGCATGTTGACGATCAATCGATTTATTTCCCCGGTTGCAAGTTGATTAAATTTTTTTGCTATATGTCTATGGTGAGAGCCTTCTATAAAATCGGGCCACACACATTTGACAAAGGACATAAAGTCATCTCTTGCCTTACTTTGAATTTGTTTTTCTGCATGCATGACTTGCAGTTTCTTGAATGTCTTTCTGACGTCTGCAGGTAGCTTACTTATATCTACGTTATTTAAATCCATAAAATTTTTTAAAAAATTTTTTTATAATTTTTTTGCACCATAAAGTGTTGGATATGTTTTTACCACCCTTATCTGTCTGAATCAAGCAATACAACCTAGAGTAGTGGGACCCCTTTTTATATAAAGGGTGCATGGGGTTAAGGTTTTAATCGATATTGGTATTGGATAGGGATCCGCGAAGCGGATACGTGTGCGCCATGGCGCGTTAGCGCCATGGCAAGAAAGGTTACGCCCAGTTCTTGAGCGCCTTGTGTTTAATTAAGATAGCCGGGCCACTGACCCAATCATCATAACCAAATGCATATTTGTCTTTTGTAAATGTAGATCTCCAAAGTGCTGTGCCCTCTGGATTTAATGGAAGACTCATCAACTTGCCCTCCTCATTTACTATCAACACATCACCGTTCGGGAATGTAATACACTCAACCATTCCACCGACAAAGTCTTGAGCCGTTTTTAAATCCGGCTCATCTTTGTTATCTTCGATGATCTTAAACTCTGGTGCAGTTGTGTTTAGTTCCATGCTGACCTCACTAGTTCACCGTTGGTTGCTTTGTTCAAAGCCTCCAGGTATTCTGTTTCAGTAAGTTTTAAAACTTCCAAACAAAATAAATGTTTGTCCCCTTGAAATCCTGGCGCTCTCAGATAATCTGGCACCTGGTCCAATAGTTCTTGACGCTTTGCTCCACCTGGTAAGTATTCTGCTTTAATTGTTTTTGTCATATTATACCTTTCTTTGTTAATAGGATAATCCTAGTCTATTTCGGTCCTATTGTCAACCCTTTGAATAGAATATTCTGGACCCCACCTAGACTCATCATTCTTGACCTTGGCATAACCTTGGCTCTCTCGTCTGTGTCTGATAAACTCAATCGGTCGACCTTGTTCAATGTTTTCCATGTTCAATGATAACCAATCAAACTTACATGATTGACTACAGAAATATTTATCTGAGCCTGAATACCAATTTTGATTGTCCCTATCGCAGTATGCATATCTTCCACGAATTACTCCACGAGATTTTAGAAATCTATCTTGTGTAACATGTGTATGGCAATTAGGTCCTTGGCAAAAATGTTTATTTGGCATTAGATATCTCTCCATATTCTTAGTGCTATTAAACTAAATATTGTTAACAATATAAACCACTCCATTAGTGCCTCACTTTCCATGATGTTGTTGCAGTTCTATATCCATGACTATCTAAGTCATAATAAACATAATAAGGAACACCTTGTTTAGATGTGCCATATCTTGACTTGTCGTCATGTTTTCCTTTTCTTGTAATGTGCTTCTTATGTTTAGAAGCCCAATAAGTTATGTAAAATGTTTTGTTTGTCATATTATACCTTTCTAGTTATGTAAGGGATATTATAGGATATCCCTTACATTGTCAAACTTTAATTTAGACTTTCTTCATATTTTTTTCTTGCCAATATCTTCGCCTCTCTTGATTGATGTTTGTTCTTCATACCTTTAATCATACTTGCAAGGTTGCTAGGATTATAAATAGTCAAACCCGTTGAGTTAGTTCTAATTAACTCTGCCTCATCAACTTGTATTCCAAGTTCAGTTGCAAGTTCAATACCCTCTGAAAGATATCTGTATGCTTTCAATCCAATCTTTAACTGATCGCATTGTTTCATAATTGTATCAATCCACTTTTGATGATTAACAACTAGATTACCTTTTGCAATTCGCCATGCCTCAAATTGTTCGTACTCATCTTTGGTACATGCGATTGCTCTTGATCTGCAATAAGATGTTCCAATGACATCAAGATAGTATTGGTCATTAAAAGTTTTAGTCATTCCTGTATTATTATCACTACTAGAATAACTATTACCACTATATCCAAGTGCTTTCATACAAGCCTCAACATGTTTTGTCTTGTGTGGGTTGTCCTTGTTTTCTGATTGTTGTGCAAAGATATCTGGGTTGCAATCCATTGCTTTTAAATCTTCTCTAAAATATGCAACTGCAAATTTCTTGCCGTCCTCATCACTATACTCACTACCATTTAGATTACCAAACAAACCAAAATCAAAATGAGATTTAGTTTCTTTTGTTTCGCCCTCATCATCTTTGTCCTCACTATGTGCAAAGTAAAAGCATTTATCTTTTGCAACAACATCACAAGGAGTTCCATATTTCTTTTTAAAAGTTCTTAAAACAGAAACATCTTCTGGTGGATATGCTCTTTCAACAACATCAACTGCTAATCTATGTGCGTGTTCATATTGTCTATCAACATCTTCTCTTGCTTGAAGAAATGCCTCTTTCTCTTGCGTGTCCTCATTCTCAAAGACATTTTTTATTTTATTGAACAACTTGTTTCGTAGTTCAGTATTCATTCTTATTTTTGTCATTTTAGACCTTTCTATATTTAATTAATTTAATTTGTTTTACTACTTGACAATAGGATAGTCAAGGATTATATATTAATTATGTTTTTTATTCTGTTTAGGTGAAATAAAAAAATAGGAGCAGGGGATACCCTAAAAATTCCCCTGCACTGATCCCTGATCCAATGTGGCAAAGTCGGACGTAAAGCCCACGCCATTGGATCTGGGATCAGTCATTGTTGACTGTGAGTATAAACACTAGAACACGGGTTAAGCTTTCGGAGGTGGCCTCTTCTAAGTCGGTTAATAAGTGCAAGCACCGGCCCCGCGTAGCATAGTGACTGATCATTATTTGCTGGACCATTGTACTAATACGGCCGATGAGACTGTGCAATGGCCCTGCTAATAATAGTATCAGTAAGAGTACACCAGCGTCCAAATCTTGCCTCTGGCATTTCCCTGTACGTTAGCGATGATCCGCAAGGTAGCAATGTGTGTAACACCATGGTGCGCCGAGTTCCCTGATCAGGAGGCGCAACGGGTAATATAAAATGCAGTTTAGAATGATTCTAAAAATCATTCTAAAGAAGGAGAGAGTTGAGCTTCAAGCCTCAAGCCGCAAGCAGCGCTTGACAATGGCTCAAGGATAATGTAGGATGTATTTAGAAAGGAATAAAACATATGAGTATAAATAGTGAAAAAGAACCAAACATAAGAGGTGAAGTTGTACAGCTCAGAAGAGTAGCAGACGCCCTGGAAGAGATCATCCGGATGGTGAAGGAAGATCAGGAGAGATCAAGAAAATATATGGAGGACAGGAAGGATGACTGACAAAGAAAAAATACTTGCAGCTCACCTGGCAGCTATGTGCTGCCAGGCTGACGAAGACTGTCCAGCCGAATACAGGACTGAGCATTTTAGATCCACGATGGATGATGCCTATGACTACCTGAAAGAGATTGGATACTTAAAATGAGTAGACAACCCGGGCCAGCAATGGCCCGCGTATACTTGCAGCACTGGCGATGGCTCAGGGATCAAGGACCGAGCTACAAGCGCCAAGCCTCAAGCTGCAAGCGACAAGCCGCAAGCTTGACAAGATTAAATTATAATGTTATTGTATCCTATAAACTAAAGGAGAAAGAAGTATGAAAACAAGTGAAGCATGGGCCCTGGTTGGAGGGCTAAGTAAACCGTCAAAGATGCCAGGCTGGGCAATTGGAATTCCAGCGGCTGAATGCAAGACTGGCAACAAATTAAAATTAATACCTAACTCAGTTTGTTCAGGTTGTTACGCTGAAAAAGGTTGTTATGTTTTCGCTGTTGTACAAGCAGCTCAATACAAGCGCCTGAAGGCAATAGCTCACCCGCAATGGGTTGAAGCAATGGCAACGCTGATCAATTCTAAAAAGCCTGATGTGTTTAGATGGCACGACAGCGGCGACGTCCAGGACGTGGACCATCTCGAGAAGATCTTCGAAGTGTGTAGACTGACGCCTTCGAAGCGTCACTGGATGCCGACACGTGAAGCGTGGATCAAGGACCATATGCAGGACGCGCCAGCTAACTTAGTTGTAAGATTTTCATCACCGATGATTGACCAGGGACCAGTGAAGAGCTGGGCCAATACGTCAACAGTCTCGACGAAGAGTCGAAGCTGTCCAGCCCCTGACAACAATAATGAATGCGGCGACTGTCGCGCTTGTTGGG